TCCTTGTTGTTGAGTGGCGCGAGCAGCATTCATCAGTTGCTGAGCTTCTGGTGTATTCCCTAGTTGGTTAATCGCAGCAGCAACAGTTGCGTTCAGGCGCTCCATTGCATCATCAATAGAGTTTGTAACACCCTTCATGGAATTAAGTTGACCCATTTGCTGAGCTCCTATGAGAGCTGATTTAACCTTACTTGGATCTTTTACAAAGTCAGGATTAATTACCATATTTCTTATATTCCCATCACGGAAGTATTGGTATGCCTTTGCCCCCAAGTACGCTCCACCTGCTCCCAGCAATGCGCCTCCGATGCCAACTCCTGGCAAGAAAGGAATCTTTGTTCCAGCGCCTAGTCCCTGCATTGCCATGTTTCCAACTCCCCTTGCTGCCCCAGCGGCTCCACGAGCTCCAGAGGCAACTCCTCTTCCAAGTGTCTGTGCATTTTGGGCGAACTGAGGAGCGCCTTTTGCAAATTGGCCTGGAATGCCTTTAACTTGTCTTCCAAGAGCCTGGGCCTTTCCGCTTACGTCCTGTCCCAAGCCAGCCAATTGAGATATTGGTTTTCCAGTTCTTGGATCTAATCTTTGTACAAATCTTCCCATTCCTGGAGCAGTACTTTTTTCAAACTGAGCTATTTGCGTAAGAGCTTGTCTTCCCTGAGGGGTTTGTGACAATTGATCCATAAATATTTCTCTTTGCGCAGGACTCATGCTTTGCATTCTTTGATAGTTTGCTCTTGCTGCATCTCCAAATCTGTTCCTCTGCATACTTGATACCATTTGCTCTGGTGTTTGTATGACCGTTCTTCCAGTTCTCGGATCTTTAATTTGAGAAGCAAATGAAGGGCCAGTCATTGCTCCCTCTATCGGAGCAGGAGTTTGAAAACCTCTTCTGGCTGCATTTTGTGCCTGCATTCTTTGAAATGCGGCCTGTTGCGCAGGACTCATTTTTCTTTTTCTTCTTCCCGTTGCAGCAGCTTGCTGCGCAGCCATCATTTGATCTGCTTGGGCATAGTCATCCATGTACTGTGCCATTTTAGTCATAAGACCTGACTTGATTCTACTATCATTGGCTAATTTTTTAGCAAATGACTCTATTTCTGTGATTTCATTCTTATGAAACCAGTCATTAAATATTCCTTGTGCAACCCATTCCTGGTCGCTTAAAACCACTATAGATTTTCCTGTCGTAGAACTTGTTTTAATGAATGCCATGTTGATAACTCCAAAGGTAAGAGTAAAAAATATAAGTATTTATTTATACCATCCCGTACAGGAGATACCTTGTGAATGTTTTTAGTATCATCAAATTAGCGCAGAGTAGAAGTAATATCATATCTTATGTTAGAATGATACTAAATAAAAGTCCAGAAGAACTAGCCGCTGCGGGAATAGACACAGTCAGGTTTGATAGATTAAAGAACATAGCCTCTAAAAATAGCATGTCTGAGCTATCCGTCAAGGATCTGGCGGTATTAGGTAGTTTTCCCGCATCTCTAAAAACCACAGATTTTAATACTGTAAAGAAGCATGCAATTGATTTTGTGCATAAGAAGACAGGCGATGAATTTGCATCTGCGTCGGCAGATGCACCACCTCAACAGTCAGAGTCAGTTATCCCAGTAGTTCAGCAAGCTCCTAATCTAACTCCTAAGCAAAAAAATAGAAAAGTCTTAACTCCAGTATCAAACCCAGAAGACATCGCTAAAGCCACTAAAGATATAAAAGAATTTTTAACTTTTGAGTTTTTAGACAAGAGCGAAAGTAGTAACTGGAAGCAATTGATTATATCACCAAAAGATTCAAGCTTGAATAAAGAATTGATATCAATATTTGCTAATCTTGGTGTTCTTTTTGAGACAAAACTGAATGACGGTGAAACACAAAATATGGTGCCGTCTATTACAAAGGAGCAGTATAAGGGCTTGCTAGACATTCTTAAGTCTAGATCTTGGGATATAGCTACCGCAGATCCTAATTCCGAAAGCCATCTACTTTCTTTGAAACAAAAGACTGATCTAGTAACTCATGTGGAAATAGTCGCTAGATCCGTACAAGAGCAAACTTATGGAAACTGGATGTATGAGATTAAGGTTCCTAACATATTTAAAAAAGACACAACAAGACAATCAGAAGTCGCAGAGTGCATCACTTTTGCGTTTATTGGCATGACCGATGACCTGAAGTACACAAAAGAAATAACTGACCCAATTGGAAATTTTATTTCAAGAAAAAGACTTTGCAAAGTTCGTGGTGGAACAGACATTCAGGCTACAGCCGAAGGATGGTTTGTCCGTGGTGATCCAAGTGATTTCCAAAGATTTGCAGATTTATGCAACACAAGAAAAATAGATAATTCACAATTGGCTTCACTCGTCATTGCCGATTTCCATGCTGGCAAGTTCTATGATCCCAAGAAGAAAAAAAATGTAGATCCAAAATTAGCAAGATTTGAAGGCATCATAGATGGAGATGGCTACAAGTCTGAAAAAGATTTTATAGAAGAAGTTGAGCTAGTCGCTGGAAACGGTCTAAGATCTAAGCAGTTATCAAAAAATCCTGATGCAGACACTTCAAAATTGAAGCCATATCCCATGCAAGTTGATGGTATTAAGTTCCTATACTCTCGCACTCATGCAATCTTAGGAGATGACACCGGAGTCGGAAAGACAATGCAAGCTATTGTTGCCGGAGACTTGCGTCTCAAAACCGACAGTAATAAAATCAATAAAGACATGAAGGCTGTTGTTCTCACAAAGTCTTCTGTTGTCCCACAGTTTAAGAAAGATATATCTTATTTTACTGGCATACCAGAATCTGACATATGGACTGGTGATGAGCTTTTTGATGATCTCATGAAGTATGACCATCCAACCAAAATACTCGATGCTCAGGGTAATCCCAAAATATCAGTTCCAAAGTGGAAGTGGTGCATACTTAACTATGAAAAATTTGCGATACCACCAAGACCAGATATTATACGTAATGTGATTGGTCGAAAGCAAGGCATATTGGACTCATATCTGGCTATTATGAATAGAGCATACGCTTATATTCCTCAATTCGCAATTCCAATATTTGAGGAAGTACAAAATGCAACAAGTTCAATTAAAAACAAAAAGTCTCAAGCGTATATAAATGCAGTAAGGAATGCAGCTAATACTTATATTCAGAAAAACATAAAAGTTGATTCTCCTAGCCTGTATCTCAATTCTAGAGATTCTTCTTGGTACGATCAAAAAGAAATATCAAATCATATTGATTCTTTATCTAGAGCAACTGCACTTAATGTATTACAAGTCGCTTTAAATTTTGCAAAAAGCGCAAGCAGTATTCGGGCCTTAGTTTCTAAGGCTCAAGAATATGTATTGAATGCGAAGAGTGACAAGCAAGAATCTATCAATAAGTTTACAGCTAGACAAGAGCTGAGACTAAAGCGCACCAGTGAGTTAGATGACATTCTCTATAGACTTAATGACGAAGATCTTCCAGAAGATGTGCGTCATGAGTTAGAAAAAGAAAGAGATTTATTAGAGCGAATCAAGGGCTCTAGGTCTGGCGGGTTGAACTGGGGAGAAGACGGCAAAAGAAATATTCTCACTGCTTACTTCTCCGCATTGTCTAAATTAGGTGTATTGAACGTAGTCATTCTCGACGAAGTTCATACGGTTAAGAATGGAAACCCTGATGATCGTGCAGAGAACTATGATGACGAACATGATGCAAACTTTACAACATTCAATACTCAAATTGTGACTAACGGAGCAAATAATGTTTGGGGTGCATCAGCTACGATTGTTGCAAATAAAGAACAAGACTTGTACAATCAATTGCGAGCAATTAACAGTCCACTTGGTGACATGAATTATAAAGAGTTTGTAACTGAGATATCAGGTACTCTTTCTTCAAGTCGTGATGAAAAAGAAATTTCTACTGGCACTGCAATCAGAGACGTTTTAGTGCAGTCTAAAATATACTTACAAAGATCCAAGCATGATATTGTAGCACAAGACCCAACTAGAGAACCTCTTCCTCCGCAGACGTCTCACACCAATGAGACCAAGGACCCCGAGCTTGTTGGCTATTTTGAACAGCACCGGTCTGACGAAATAGAGAAAGCAAAAATAAGGGGTACTCTAGAAGGAAGAAATGCTGCACTTGTTATGTACGGAATTAATAGGCGATCTCTTGCGAAAGCAAAAGCTCCAGCTACAGTGCAATTTGCCTTAGAACAGCTAAGACAGGGTCAAAGAGTTGGAATATTTACAGACAACATAGACGCTGGGAATATGATTAAAAGTGGTATTGAAAAAGGGCTCAAACAATTTCAGCCCACTTCGCCATTCTTTAATAAGAAAGCATACTTTTTATATGGTGGACAAGACCCATGGAGTCGCCTAGAGCATGTTGACATGTTTATGAAACGCGAAGACAAGTCTCCATACGCCGCCATGATCCTATCTTTTAATGCTGGAGGAACTGGCTTAAGTCTGGAAAATTCAGCAAATGTTGTTATATTTAACGACTTGCCACAGACTCCAGTTTTAGATACTCAAGCCAAGGGTAGATTTTATAGAATTAATAGCGTTGCTCCTAGTAATGTATATTACATGGTTTTACCAGTGGATGAAGATGAAAGACTATATGATATATTGCATCGTAAAATTATGATTGCTGATCAAATTTCTAAACTTAGACTTGATGACATCCAAGAAGTAATGCATGGTAATACAAGATCTGAATTTAGACTTCGTATACTTATGGAAATTGCCAAGCTTGAGTCCGAAGCAAAGGCTCTTGAAGCCGAAGAACGTATATTTAAGAAAAAGTCTGTAAATAACAGAACCGCTTCGTCGCAATCTTGGTATAAGAATGCCCTGATTGGTTCTTGGTGCTTATAAAGAAAGTTAAACCCTGGAGTTCTAAAATATGTTGTTATCCCTAATTGATTATACGAAATATATAGATATTATTTCTCTTATTATGGTAGGTGTTATCGGAGGAGTATATGGAATTGTTAAATTTCTAAAAACTAGAATAAAAACAGACAATTTTATTGCAATACATACAGAAATCCATGAATTATTAACAGAACTTAGAGTTACTACAAAGTGTATGAGAGCAAGTATTTTGCAGTTTCATAATGGGGAATATACAATGGATGGAATTTCCATGCGTAAATTTTCTGTAACTCACGAATCAACTCATAAAGGGTATACCTCACAAGT